TTACTAAATGGGGTAAACCTTCCGGCGTCGATGATTTGGAAGTTGTTAAAGAGTTTTATGGATACAGCAATGAAAAGGCTCGTTCTGCTATATCTCTTTTAACACCTGAGCAAATAGAAACAATTAAGAATAAGGTGTATAAAGGTGGAAGAAAATAGTCTATGGAATCCTAACGACCTGTTAGAAATTATATTAAACGAACCCGATGATTTCCTAAAAATTCGTGAAACATTAACACGCATCGGAGTCGCCTCTAGAAAAGAACAAAAACTTTATCAGTCCTGTCATATCCTTCACAAACAGGGCCGGTATTTTATCGTTCACTTTAAAGAATTGTTCTTACTCGATGGTAAGAAGTCTAATCTCGAAGAGAACGATATTGCTCGAAGAAACACGATTGCCACTTTACTTTCGGATTGGGGTTTGTTAAAATTAGATAATCCTAAGAAAGCTGAAGTGTGTGCGCCGTTACGTCAAATTAAAATCATCTCGCACAGAGATAAAGACCAATGGGAGTTGTGTCCTAAGTACAATATCGGTAACAAGTAAATTATATTTTTAAAATATTATATGAGGAAGTGAAATGAAATTAGTAATTGCTGGTTATGGACCAGTGGGTCAAGCTGTACATTATGCATTAGAACACCATCCTGCCCTTCAGTCTCCCTATATTGGTAGTCAAAATGTAGAGAAGATGAAAAAACGAGATCACGCTGTATGGATCGATGACCCACACGTCTTGAAGTATGATGGCAGAACATACCATAATGTTGACCCAAAAGACGTTGGTGAAATCGACGGCGTAATCGTTTGTGTCGCTACACCTATGCGAAAAGACGGCACTTGTAATACCGATCATGTTGAAGAAGTTTTTCGTAAATACGGTGACACGAGATATTTAATCAAGTCTGCTGTAGATCCCGTTTGGTTAACGAACTACGCAAAAGCATTCAAAGGTAGTTACACATACTGTCCAGAATTTTTGAGAGGTAGTCACGCTCACGCTAATCCAACTGATGAATTCATGAATCAAGAGTTTGCCATTTTTGGTGGTGACGATTGTCGATGGTGGGACGAACTTTTCAGAACTGTCTTACCCAATTTGAAGAATGTTAAGTACGGAACTCTAGAACAAGCTGCTTTCGCTAAGTATGTCGAGAATTGTTTCCTTGCGACTAAAGTAACTTTCTTCAATGAGGTGTATAAAATCTATCATGAAATTGGATTTGATGGTTTTGACCAAATGGTAGATATGATTACTTTAGATCCTCGTGTTGGTAGGTCTCACACACAAGTACCTGGCCCAGACGGTAAATTTGGTTATGGTGGCCATTGTTTTCCAAAAGATATGGCAGCGTTAAGAAACCTTAGTAATAACACACCATTACTAGATACGGTTGTAGATATCAACGAAGAAAATAGAAAATAGTTGACTTTTAAAAACAAAAGTGTTATATATATTAACGACTTCGCGGAATGGTCCGGAAGTTAGACAACAACCTTGCTTAAAGATAAGGAGGCCGTTATGGTTAATACAAGAACTAAGGTGTTTTCATTCCCACATTCTCGTTTCATTGGTTTCGACCACGTATGGAATGAGATCGAACGATTAACTGAGATGGGTGCTAACGAGAAGGGGTTTCCTCGGCACAATATTGTAAAATATAGTGACACGGAATACTCCATGGAGTTTGCGCTTGGAGGTTATCGCAAAAAAGATTTAGAGATCGAGGCGAAGCCCGGTGTCTTAATCGTCAAGGGTAATCCCGAAGATGATAAGAAGGAATACCTTCACAAAGGGATTACTACGAAGAAATTCGTGGAAACATTTAGACTCGCTGACCATGTTGTCGTTGATGGAGCTGAATTCGTCAACGGTTTACTAGTCATTAAATTGAGAGTTGAACTGCCCGAAGAACAGCGTCCGAGAAAGATCGAAATACAATCTCACTCATAAGGACGTAAAATGAAAAAAGAAATCTTAGCCGCATGTAGCGGTGTTATTTTCGCAGCATCACTTGTTGCTCAACCTGTACAAGCAGACGAACAAGACTATGTTGCCAAAGCAACCGAAGATGGTAAGTTTTGTGCACGAGTTGAAGTTCGTGGACCTGCTGGTCTTACTGTTAAAAAAATGAAGTGTCGTACCATTCAAGAATGGGAAGCCGCTGGTTATAAGGTATCTGCAAAGGAGGAGTAATGAAAGTTTTATGTAGCGAAGAAGCGCAAGCGGTTTACATGCTTGCTACTGCATTATTAGTTGCGCCAGCAATGATTGTGTTGACGGTGGTATCATGATTATCAAGATCAGGAACTACACGTTAGCAGCAATTGTTGTAGGTGGTTGTATACTAGGATTTATGGGTCCAATCATGTACCCTGAGTTGATGGTAAACGCTACTTATATGCCAATGATTTAATGTGGTAGGGTTTCCGTGGCGTTCCTCCCAAAAACGCCACACCACCCTTGACTTCCTATAAATTTTATCATATAATGGGTCTATGAATTTTTATACATCAGTCTCAAAATACGGCAACAATCTTCTGTATCGTGGATTCAAAAACGGACAGAGGGTTGAAGAAAAAATCAAATTCAAACCAGTACTCTTTGTACAATCTCCCAAAGCGACCAACAAGTATAGAAGTCTTGACGGACACAAAGTTTCTCCAATCGAATTCGATTCGATGCAGGACGCCCGTGAGTTCGAACAACGATACAAGGCGGTCCCAAACTTTCCTGTCTATGGTCAGACAAACTTTGTCACTCAGTTCATCGCAAACAAATTCCCGAACGAAGTTAAGTTCGATAGGGATATGGTAAACGTTTGTACAATCGATATCGAGGTGGCATCAGACGAGGGATTCCCAGCTCCAGACGAGGCGAAACATCCTGTCATTTCTATCACAGTCAAAAACAATCAGGACAACGTATATTATGTTTTCGGATTATACGACTATGATGAAACTTTATCTGAAAAAAATGTTAAATACTTTAAGTGTACTGATGAACCGGCACTTCTACAATCCTTCTTAGGTTGGTGGAAAGGTAACTGCCCTGATATCGTAACAGGCTGGAACACCAAGTTGTTTGATATACCGTACCTGGTAAATCGAATGATGAACCTGTTCACCACAAACGAATATCTGGAAATGTCGCCGTGGAAGTTGGTACGCAAAAGAATGATTCCATCACTGGGAGGCCGAGAACAAATCTCGTATGACCTTGAGGGCATTGTTCAGTTGGACTACTTCGACCTGTTTAAAAAATTCACATGGAATACGTATGGACAACAAGAATCTTACAAACTGGATCACATCGCAAACGTGGTGCTTGGTGAACGAAAACTCAGTTACGATGAGTATGGTTCTCTTCATTCACTTTACAAACATGATTTTCAGAAGTTTATTGACTATAACATAAAAGACGTTGAACTGGTTGACCGCCTTGAAGAGAAGTTGGGTATCATCACTCTGGTGATGACAATGGCGTATGGTGCGAAAACAAATCTTGGTGATGCGTTGGGCACCACGGCTATCTGGGATGCAATCATCTATAACGAGTTGATTGCTGAGGGGAAGGTCATTCCACCCAAACCACCCGTTGCAGAAGTCAACAATAAAATTGCTGGTGGATTTGTGAAAGAACCTGAAGTGGGTGCTCACGATTGGGTCTGTTCGTTTGACCTGAACTCTCTGTACCCTAACATTATTGTACAATACAATATGTCCCCCGAAACTCTTAGTGACGATGGTGTGTGTGAGGCTGCGAACGGAACACGATACTCTAATAAGTTTGAAGGTATTATACCTAAAGTTATTCGTAAGTTTTATGACCGTCGAGTTGGTATCAAGAAAGAAATGTTGGAGGCGAAACAAGAATACGAAAAGAATCCTTCCAAGAAACTTGCGATAAAGATTGATACACTTGACACTGAACAAACGGGTATCAAGATTCTAATGAACTCTCTCTATGGTGCTCTCGCAAACAAATGGTTTCGTTACTTTGACCATCGACTTGCTGAGGGTGTCACATTGTCCGGCCAGCGTGCGATACGTTGCGCTGAGAAGGCGGTAAACGATGAGATGCAGGAATTACTAGGGACAAAAGATGATTATGTGATTGCGATTGATACTGACTCCGTTTATATCAATATGTCTCAGTTGGTGAAACAACACAACCCAGCGAACCCCGTTAACTTCCTCGACAAGGTGTGCGAACATTTTGAAAATGTAATTGAGAAGGCGTATGACAACCTCGCAAAAGAAACCAATGCGTATGTCAATCGTATGGTGATGAAACGTGAGGTGATTGCTGACCGTGGTATCTGGATGGCAAAGAAACGATACATTCTCAACGTACACGATAGTGAGGGTGTTCGGTTTGCGGAACCCAAACTCAAGATGATGGGTATCGAGGCCGTCAAGTCATCGACGCCCCAGATTGTTCGTGAACGTTTCAAGGATTTGTTCTCTATTATCGTAACCGGAACCGAAGAAGAAACTCAAGAATTTATTCGAAAGTTTCGCCAAGAGTTTTCGTCTTTACCACCCGAAGATGTGGCCTTTCCACGTGGTGTAAGTGAGTTGCGTAAGTGGGAAGACAAGACTACCATCTATGGTAAGGGTACACCCATTCACGTTCGGGGTGCGCTTCTATATAATCATTACATTCGGTTCGAGGGTCTTCAGAACAAATACGAAAAGATTCAGGACGGGGAGAAAATCAAATTCATTTATCTGCGAGTCCCCAACAAAATCAAAGAAAATATTATTTCGTTCTCTGGTCAATTTCCTAAAGAATTAGGGTTGACATCATCTGTTGATTATGATAAGATGTTTGCTAAAACATTCCTTGACCCATTGGAACCGATTCTTTCGGCTGTGGGTTGGGAAGCAGAACCAAAGGCAACACTTGAGGATTTCTTTGGATAATGTACTCGCTTACAATGTTTCAAAATCAGTTCGATAACAAAACCCATAGGACTATGGAGTTTACCACGTGGGCAAAATTCGAATCATTACTAAA